GCCTTCTTTGGCGGTCGGGAATGAGCGTTGCCCCCATTCTGATGCCAGTACCGGAGCCCTTGCTTCAACACGTTTTGTATATTGATTGAAATAATATGGGCGAATATATCCAGCGCCAGAACTTGTATCTGGCATTTGCGTTGTAGTTTGGTTTGCAGCCAACACAGGCAGAGACGCCGCTAAAATTGGTTTCCAATTTTCTTTGGCATATTTCAATGGATTAGCTGCGGCTGCTTCAAGTTTTGTTTGCAGCGCTGAAGTTCCCGTAGCTGGCATTTCAGCAGCAATATCTTCAGCAGTCCTGCCGGATAGAATATTTTCTGGGTTTGATGCTTCAGCTCTAATTAATCTTGCATTTTCAGCTGCGGATTGATCTGCAACAGATCCCATCCCAGCTTCAGCGCCGGTTATGTCGCCAGCTAAAGATCCATATAGCCCAGCCCCACCCCAAGCGCCCAAGCCTGCTTGCAAACCTTTGCCTAGATCGCCAGTTCCTAGTGCAGTCACCCCACCAACTGTAGCGCCAGCGCCTAATGCGGTTGCTGCTGCGGAGCCTTCTGCTGCACCAAATAAAGTAGAGCCAAACGTTCCCATTAGCTCTGGAGCAAAAAAAGCAAGTGCCGCGCCAGCAATTGGGGCTGGAATCTTTTTAAGCGTATCTTCCAGCCAACTTGCTTCCGGTAATCCAGTATGTGGATTAATCGTCATTGACTTACCTTGAGATACTGCTAATGACTGTAGCCCGCTTACTTCCCGGGGCGTCATGTGGACAAGCATGGAATCGCCGTTGCGACCGTGCGCAGCCATGTGGTTTGCTAGTGCGTGTAGGCTCATATTTGCCTCTCAAAATGGGGGTTATCCGATATTATCATTACTGGAGCGCCGAGACAAATGATAAAGTGGCTACCACTGACTGGGTAGACGGTTTGGTTGGTGTGCCAGATGCAGCGTAAAATTGAATAGATACATTGGCGCTGGTTGTTGACCAATAGATTTGAACGTAATCATTTGCAGCCATAGACAAATAATAATTCCAGCCTTTAATGTCGTGAAAAGGATCGCCGGGATTTTTCCTTGCAGGCAAACCAACTATTCCAGTTGATCCGGCAATATCTGTTCCGTTTTGTTTAAGCCAAATAAATAGGTCTTGCGGAGCGTTATCTAGATTTTGCACCTGCGCGCTAAACTGAAGGTTGTATATACCGGGGCTAGTTACTGTAATTTTTGAGCTTGAAATGCTTACGCCATTGGAAAAATCCGTGGTGTCAAGCGTCATCAATGTAGCCGTATTAGCTGTTGTCGTTTGTGATTGGCTGCTTGAAAATGCGCCGTAAGTATTCTGTAAGTATTTGCCACCCTCTGTTCCTAAGAGGCCTGCTAGCGCATTAAACAGTTGGTTGAAATACAAACGCAAGACGTTAGAAAATTGATCTTGGTATTGGCGGCTGTACTCATTTGTCCCCAATGGCAAATTGGGGGGCGCTGGGTTTGTGATGCGAAGTTGTGCCATCAACGGCGTCCATCTAAGCGCAGGTCTATCCTTGGTGCGCCTAACTGCCAAGCGGTTCCAAGATTGGTACTGCCCATCTTAAAGATTAACTGGCGACCGCGAACGCGCGTGTAAACGATGCCTGTAAATTCTTCGGTGATATTGTAGTTTGCGCTTTGGGTGACGCCCATTACGCCCGGGGTACTTGCTCCTGAGCCGGAGTTCTGCATGGGATACAAGGTCATCGTTGTTTGACCGGTGTAGCCACTTGTAGTCCCACTAAAGGTCAAGTCTGGAAGTACACGCCATATAAAGGAGTAATGATCTCCATCCCCGATGTCAAATTCCGAGGAGGAGATATATGCGGAAATTGGTGCTGGCGTTCCTGTCTCAACGTCATCATTTCCTTGTTCATGCTGGACTGTGTATCCGTTGTAGGTTGTAGCCAACGGACTGGGTTGGAGTCCCGAGTCAATCCAAGCCGTGCGGGCCATTGTTCCATAGTACCAAACATTTTCAAGATAGTTATACACAACATATTTATCAATTGTCGTGCTGTTAGCTGAGCAATAGAACCACCAAACCTCATTAAATGCCTCTACAGTGCTGGCAAATACCTGCTGGTTTTGATACAAATTTATATCATTAAAGATATATTTACGCAGATCGCAGTTTAATGTTTGAACGCGACCATCATATTTGTAAAACTTATCAATACCCATCCAGTAAATGACACCAGAAGCCAGCGCTGCAGCGTTTGGCCCCATGATGGAGATGTTGTCGCCCAAAATTTGAGTCTGCCATACGTAGGGTGTGCCGATATATTGCAAGCCATATACCGCTTGATCGGTAATAACAAACACCTCTTGGCGGGTTTGGATGACGCTAACAATCTGCGAGCCGTGAGAAAGGCGGATGCTGCCAGCTTGATTTGTGGCATCGGGAGTCCAAACATATGGGTTTTCCTGATCCGACCAACGAATTAACATGGGGTCAATTGCAGTGCCGCCATAGTTATTGGTTCCAAAGACAAACACAAACCGAGAAGCATCCGAGACCAAGATATTGTTTTGAATGACCGGCACATCTACTAGATTAGATATGTACTGGGTGCCAGACTGCGAGCCAGATGTGTTTATAGTGTTTCCGCTTGAATCTATAAGCTGTGACGTTAAACCTGCTAGGTTGTTGATGTAATAAGTGGTGCCAGCGGTAATCCCAGTAGGAAGAGCGCCGGTAGTGCCAAACTGAATAGCCGTACCTTCTTTTAGTGCGGTAGTATATGTAACAACCGCTGGAGATGCGATAGTGATGGTAACGTTGCCGCCCAAGCTACTCAAAAGCACGCCCGGATTGGCTGTGGTGTTACTTACCTGCCAATAATAAAGACCGCCACCCTTTGGGCCATACAGTAGGTTTTCGCCGAAGTTATACGCATCCCACAGACGTAAGTCAGTTTTAACGGTGGATCCGTTACCCCAAGTTCCAAATCCCCAAGGGCCAGCACCCCAGCCATAGAACGGCACTTGGATTGCGGGGCCAGTATTAATTTGATAGGTTGCGACTACAGCGCTGCCTCCGCCGGTCGTAGAACTTGTTGCTGTGCCGGTAGCTTGGATGGTGTATGTGTTAGCGTTTGGTGCTGTAAGAATTTGGTAAGACCCGCTGACCGTGACGCTAGCAACCGCAGTGGCCCCAGAAAAACTTACAAAGTCGTTGACAATAGCGCCGTGTGCTGTATGCGTTACAGTAATTGTGGTTTTGCCGCCCGAGTTGGTGGCGGTGTTGGTTGCAAAAGGGTTTGCTCCCAGTGTTGCAGTTAAACGTACAGGGGTGATGTCAAAGTACGTGTTGCCATAAGTAATGTAAAACTTAAGGTTTGTACCCAAAGATACATAATTAACATTTGCAGTGGTAATCCAGTTCCACAGGTTGCGGCAAACCCCAAGGAATGTAGACGTAGAATACTGAATCCACCCGCCAATTTTCTCGGGGGTTCCTTGGCGAAACCGGATCTTGTCGCTTTCGTACCAGCCACTTTCATTCAAGTAGCGGGTATTTTCACGGTTTACCCCGGGTTTAAAAATCAACTTTTGTAGCGGCATAGGTTAGTCCAGCAATTTGCACTCCGCAGTTCTGCGTTTAAACAACCCCGGCAAGACTTTCCCGCCGCCCTTTGTCCACAGCATTAACTGCTCTTTTGCGCCATCCCAGTCTTGTTCGTTTATTTTACGCTTGAGTGTGCTTGTCTGCAACCTACCTACACCCAAATTATAGGCAAAGTCAACTATGGCGTTGCACTTAGGCTCATCTGTTAGCAGGATTGGGCAGTTACGTAATACACCGGGAAGGAAAGTGTATTGCAGTTCGTGAAGAAGCAGTTGTGCTGCCTCTGGTTCTGATATTGGTGGATCAGTTAGTGCAACCTTTGCACCACTTGCGTAATAGGTAGACCCATACCCAATGGTAGGAATACCCGCAGGGCAGAGGTAGGGTTTACCCTTAAACCCCTCAAACTGTTTACACAGTGCCGCTGCGATATCCAAGTTCATAGCCCACGCTTTGCCAAGGTGCGGTCAAGGAACCAATAGTTTAATGTGCCAGATACCAATGCAGAGAAGTCGCCGGACATCATTAGTTTAAACACCACATCTGGCGGGGATCCGGTAACCCACGCATTCCAAGAAAACCAAACGTGAATGAAACTCCAGATGAACAAAATCCAGTATGTAACTATGGGACGCACAGATGCTGACAAGCTAGCAACCCAGCCGCCTGCGGCTTTGACCATTTCGGTTTGCTGTTCTATTGCGGAGTTAAACGCATTCATGACCCCAGCATCTACTGTGGCTTCCCGCTGCGCGCCAATCTCGGCTAGTTTTTGCTGGCCCCGCAAAGTCTCCAGTTGGCATTGCTGACCAAACATAAGCAGCTCATGGTCGCGCTCGTTCTTTTTATCAAAGAACTTAATCACCTCTGGAGCCAAACGAAAAATGCCCCCAAGGAGGGAGCCAAAAATACCACCGCTAAGCATTTCAAACATCAGTGTTTCTCCAGCAAAAGTGTGAGCCACCAAAAGACAAGGCCCAAAACCAAAATAACAATTGCGCCACCAAGGAGCCAGTTGATTAGCTCATCCATCTCTTTTTTCTTAGCCGCTGCGTTCTTCTCGTCCAAGATTTCCTGCGCTTTGCGCTTTTGGATCAAGTCGTTTCTGGTGATGAGTAGCTGCTGCCAAACATCCGCATGACCATTAAGCACAAGCCACTGATTCAGTTCCTTCTCAGCGTCATCCAACTTCTTGGCCTGCATGACGATCTCAAAAGCCTGCGCCGTGTCCGATCCCGCAAACCCCGTCTTTGGCTTGGACGCTGCCCGCTGGACAACATCCTTGGCCTCAAAGAACTTCATGGCCTCGCCAGTGATGGTGTGGATGTCCTTGCCTAATTTAATGGCAGCTTGGACGCCTTTTACCGCCGCTTGGGCTGTGGCGAAAGCGGTAATTGGGTCTATCACAGCTCACCTGTTAGGGCGCGTCAGGCCAAGTAATATCCCACGGGAAGCTTGACTGACTTGGTACATCGCGCAGGGCTTGGCGATAGGTTGCCCATGCTGCTTTGTCTGCGGTGCTGTCGGTAAGCTGCGTCCAGTCGCTGTCCTTGAGCAGTTGTGTGCGGGTAGAACGCACATTTGTGGCTTGCTCAGTGTCCTTGGCGGCGTGGTATGCAGCTTCTTGTTCGGCAGCAGTGGTTTCCCCGTCAACAAATACGGGGCCAAGGATGTACTTGGTGTACCATTTACCGTCGATCTGCTCTACGCCGCTGCGCATTGAGTATTGGTAGTGTGTTCCACCTGTGGATTGTGGGCCTTCCAGCACGATGTCACCGCCGTATTGGTTAATAAACTCCTCGGTCAAGGGCTCACCAAAAATGGCTCCTTGCGTCTGGGCGTAAGCGCGGAATTCGTTTTGGAATACGACTGCGCCGGTTTCTCTGATTCGGATTTCCATGATGTGTCCTTATGCTATTGCGAGGAAAATGTAAGTGCCGCCAGATACATTGATGGCAGCTAGGATAGTTGAATTCAACGCAAACCCAGTTGAAACCGTTGTAACTGAGCCAAGCGTAGCCGATTCAGCCGCTGAAGAATTTAACAGCAAATATGGGTCTGTCAGTGTAGTCATGCCACGGGCTGTGTCGTAAACATACCAATCACCAGTGCTATCGGTGCGCTTAATAAGCACAAACCTAGCGCCGCCGGTAAACCCGCAGTTAATGGTTTGGGTTGTGCCATTACCTGTGTATGAACCTACTTTTGAAACGCCTGCACAAGTGGCAAATAAGTAAGCTACAAAAGTAAAAGCTGGTTCGTTTGTACTTGTATCAGTTCCAACAGTAAAAACAGAAGATGTAGGTGCTGTACTATTCCAAGCGGCTGTGTTCGTGCCAAAAGCATCAGTTTGATTTAATCGTGCTGATTGTGTTGCGCCAGTTGCACTACTGTAAACACGCCATTGTGTTGAACTCCCAGATGGCCCTCTTGCTTTTACAATCATTAACTCAGGAACAACGCTTAAATTGTGTGCTTGAGTTGTTGCGCTTCCAGTTCCTGTATAACAAACCACATCAAAGAAGCCGGGGGCGCGGCTAAACCCATCTGCAATATATGTTTGCCCAGAAGTGTTATAAGAGGCATCAGAACTACCGTAGGTAAAACCTGTATTTTGATATGAAGCAATGTAATACGGTGCGTTAACTTCTTCTGCAGCAGTTAAATTTTGAGACAAAGCAGCATTGACCCCTGCCAATAAAGTTGCGCTTCTCCAGTTTGTTGTAGAACTACGCTTCTTCCACCAAACCACATCAGGAACAAAACCAGTTGTAATGGCTTGGTTTGCCGCACCATTGCCGGTGTATGCAATTGGACTAAACACTTTAGTCGCATCCGTAGGCGTTGCCATTGGCCCACGGCGTATTGCTATGTAGATGATTGTTGAACCAGCCCCAAAAAAACCTGTACTAGCAGAAAACCCCGTTGCTGTTGGAAAAAAATATGGTGTTGTATAAACAGATTCAGCAGCAGAAGTATCGGGGCTTAATCTGTTGTCTCCCGAATTGTTAAAACCGCGCATGGCATCAACTATCACCCAGTTTGATGATGCGCTTGAACTTTTAACCAATAAAAATTGTGGTTCGTATCCTAAATTTACATCTGTTGTACCGCTTGTTGGTGATGTATAAGACCCACAAGTAATTACATTGTCTGTACCAGCAGCGCCAAACCCGCCAGCGTTGGAGGCGTAGATGTAAGCCACATATGCAGTATTTGCGGCCAAGCTACCATCTGCAATGTTTAATGCTGTTGAACTAGGGGCAATCCAATTAGGTGCTGATTGTCTAGAAGCAGGGCTGTTTAATAAAAGATAATAATTATTCCCAACAGAAGTATGCCAAACAAGCCAATCTTCAGCACTTGCTGTATTTTTTATAAACACACAACCTGGCGTTGAACCTAAAGAATGTGTAACTGTAGCACCGCCTGAAGAATTTGCGGTAAGAGTCACAACATCAAAAAACTTTGGTTGCTTGCGGAATGTCCATGAGACGTAATTATTGCCAGAAATATCAGCGCCCCCACCAGTAGGAAAACCATTGGTATTAAACGATGGAACTACTGATGTGCTATAAGTTTGTGCTGTTGTTGAATTTGAATTAATAAAATAGCCGCCGCCACGGGCTGTATCAACTAATAAATGACTAGCCGCATTACTTCTGTTTTTTAACCAAACCAACCCACCTTTGGTAGACAAGTCAATGCCATTAGTAATGGTTTGTGTAGCCCCAGTACCCGTATAAAGATACGTGCTAAACACATCCTCAATGTAATTAGGCGTAAGCCCAGCCGTGGGCCAGATGCCTTGCTGTTGGTACTGCAACTGTTGGTCGCGTGTCCATACCCCGGACGCTGCACCTGTTTGGTACGGCCCTGCTGGTGTGACTGGGGTCTTGGTGATTAGCCCGCCGGGGTATTTTTCGCTCATGTTGGGTTCCTAATGATCGCCGTCGAGGTCTCGCGGTCTATGGTCATCACGCCTTGGCAAACCA